GACCATTAAAGAAAGCCGTAGGCGAAGCCGAAGGATCACTCGAACGCCTCGGAGGATCGTTTAAGAAGATCGCGGCAGTAACGGCCGTCGGCGTCGGCGCTATCGCTACCGGAATCGGCTTAGCAGTCAAAGCGGCGGCAGAGGACCAAAAGAGCTTCGAATTATTAAATCAGGCTCTAAAAGCGAACACTTCGGCGACGAACGATCAGATCAAAGCGATCGACGATCAGATCGGCAAAATGTCGATCCAAATCGGAATCGCGGACGACCAACTTAGGCCGGCTTTCGCGAACCTAGCGCGAGCGACCGGAGACGTTACACGCTCTCAAGAACTTCTCACACTCGCGACCGACATTAGCGCGGCGACCGGCAAGGACTTAGAAAGCGTCTCGATCGCACTATCGAAGGCATACGGCGGAAACGTCGCCGGCTTACAAAAGCTCGGAATCCCTCTCGATGAGAACCTAGTCAAAACTAAAGACTTCGACGGAGCCGTTCAAGCTCTCTCGGCGACTTTCGGCGGAGCGGCGGCAGTAGCGGCCGACACATTCGAGGGAAAGATGAGTCGTCTAAAAATTGTCGGCGGCGAACTAGTCGAGCAAGTCGGATCTTATTTACTTCCGATCTTCTCGAATCTAGGAGACTTCTTCTTAACGAAACTCGTCCCGATAATTACCGATCTCGCCGACAAAATAGGACCATTCTTAGCGGACGCGATCTCGCACGTAACGAACTTTATTAACGATCAACTCGTCCCGGCTTTCGATAGATATCTAATCCCGGTCGTAAAAACTTTAACGAAATTCTTTAACGATAATCTAGTCCCCGCGTTTAGATTCTTCGCCGATCTAATCGTGAACTATCTCGTCCCTATCGTTATGACGATAGCGATCCCGATCTTCGAAGGCTTACGAAAAATCTTCGATATCATCGTCGAAAAAATTAACGAAAATCGAGATTCATTCCGTAAATACGGCGAGCTCTTGTTACAGTTCTACGGCTTCATCCGGGACCGTATCGCTCCGATCCTCGGCAAAGTTTTAGCCGTCGCTTTCGATATCGTCGCGAAAGCGATCGGACCCGTAATCGACGTCGTCTTTAATCTCTTAGACGCTTTCGTTTCGCTCGGAAAATTCGTAATCAAAATCGCCGAAACGGTCCTCAACGTAATCGAGGCGATGGTAAACGGAATTATTGACGGCGTAAACTTCGCGATCAAAGCACTAAATCTATTACCCGGAGTCGAGATCGACGTAATAGGAAACGTCTCGATCAGTCTCCCGTCGATTAGCGCTCCGAGCGGACCATCTGGAAGCGGCTTCGACGCACCTAGCAGAGCCGATCGAATCGACACTCCCGGCACTATCTCGACTCCCGGCTTAACTATCCCGGATCTATCGCTTCCCGGCGGAGGCGGCGGAGGCGGCGGAGGCGGCGGCGGTGGCGGAGGTGGCGGAAGTGTAGGAATCGGGATTCCCGATCAGACAATTTTTAGCACTCCAGAGACGAGCGCTCTAACGACTTACGGAATGGCCGAACGTATCGCGGCGATGGAATCGGCTCGCGGAACTCAAGCCGCGCCCGTGAATATAACCGTGAACACAGTTACAGCCGACGCAAATCTTCCAAACCTTATAGTCGAATCTTTACAGCGCTACAACCTTATTAGCGGGCCGGTAGACGTCCAGATCGCCGCGTAATATGGCGACAATAATAACCGGCGGAAACTATGTCCTCGAAATGGATACCGGCTTCGGCGACGGCTTCACTTTAGACGACTCACAGCAAGGAGTCCTCAATAATACGACCTACGTCCTAGACGGCGTCGATCAGTTCTCCGAGATAACGACACAAGTTACAGCGATCCGAGCGTTCAGAGGGAAAAAGAACGTCCTAGATTCGATCTCGCCGGGAACGATGGTCATTCAAGCAATAGATCCGAGTCGAGCTTTCGATCCCTATAACGAAGCGTCCATCTACTATGACGAAACGGACGACACTCCCGGCCTCTCACCTCTCCGGCAGATACGACTCTCGCGAAACGGCGAATACTTATTCAAAGGTCGAGTCGTGGACTTCGCTTACGACTACGGGACGGCATTTACTAAAAAAGTCCCTACGGTAACGATCACGTGCGCGGATGATCTCTTTCTATTGTCTAATACGTTTCTTTCGGCGTTCACTCCATCCGAAGAACTCTCTTCGGCGAGAGTTACGACAATTCTCGACCGTTCAGAAGTCGGCTACCCGGCCGGGACTCGCGACATCCAGACGGGAACTACGACTCTCGGCGCCTATGCAATATCCGAAGGGACGTCCGTCGCTCAATATCTTCGAGCGATCTCTGACGACGCGGAAGCCGGTAGGGTCTACGTTTCACGCGACGGAGATCTAACATTCGACGCAAGAATCGGGAACACTCTAAGCGGGCCGAGTGTGATCTTCAAAGACGACGGAACGGAAACGGCTTACTCTGGGCTTTCGATCGACTACTCAACCGATCAAGTTATTAACCGGGCCACAGTAGAGCGCGTCGGCGGAACGGCTCAAACTGACTCGGACGCGACCTCTATAACGCTCTATCAGACTCAAGCCGTCTCTAAAACGGGATCGCTTCTCTCAACCGACGCGCAAGCTCTAGCGCTTGCCGAATATCTACTAGCACCTACGCCGGAGCCGCGTTTCTCAGACGTTCAAGTAAACTTCGCGTCGCTAACTACAGCCGAACGGAACGCCGTCGCTATCTTGGAGATCGGCGACACTATCCAAATTACAAAGAGCTTTACTTCTGGAAGTCCGGCAAGTATTACCGAAGAGCTCGCCGTCGAAGGCTTGGAACATACGATCGACGCTCGGACGGGTCATAAAATGCGGATATATACCTCGCCGACTACGATCGTTTACGAGTTAATTTTAGACGATGCCGTCTTCGGAAAATTGGACTCCTCTAACGTCGTCGGCGCTTAGGATATAGTTTAATTATGGCGACAACTCCCTATCCATTCGTAGCCGGGGCAGTCCTCACGGCTTCACAGTTAAATTCTACGTTCAACATTCCGACGACAACTAAAACGGCAAGCTACACACTTACAGCCGCCGACGCCGGAACTCGTATCTATATGAACTCAAGCTCCGCGACGACGATAACCGTAAATACTTCTATCTTCGCGGCTTCGGACGTCGTAGACATCGTCAATATCGGAAGCGGAACGACAACGATCACGGCGGGAACGGCTACCGTTTCGACTAGCTCGACTCTTGCGTTAAAACAATATGCCGGAGGACGTTTAGTTTTTACTTCGGCGAGTGCTTCAATTTTTTTTTTAGCGGGGGGTAGTGCAGGATTCGATCTTGACTTCCTCGTAATCGCCGGCGGAGCAGGCGGCGGAGGAAACATCGGAGGCGGCGGCGGAGCCGGCGGATTCCGATCAAGCGTTACAGCCACCGGAGGCGGCGGAACTTTACTATCGCCTCTTTCACTTTTAAAGGGAGTGAATTATTTTGCGATAGTCGGAGGCGGCGGAGCCGGAGGCGCAAGCGGAGGAGCGACGGGCAATTCAGGAAGCACTAGCGCGTTTCAACTCGGAACAAATGGCGGAGGCGGAGGAGCAGGGAGAACAGCAGGAGCGCAAACGACAGTCGGAAACGGCGGATCAGGCGGAGGCGGCGGCGGATCAACTTCTGGAGCGGCTCCCGGAGGCACAGGCACCGCTAACGAAGGATTCGCCGGAGGAACGGGAATTCCGTCATCGACAGCATTAGCGGCCGGAGGCGGCGGAGGCGGCGCCGGAGGCGCCGGAGCAAATGCAACCGCGAACACAGGAGGAGCCGGCGGAATCGGCGTCGCTACTAGCATTACCGGATCGAGCGTTACTCGCACGTCAGGCGGCGGAGGAGGCGTTCAAAACACGGGCGGCGGATCACCCGTAGCCGGAACAGCACCAACCGGAGGAGGAGGAAACGGCGGCCAAAGTGCCGTCGGAGCAAATGCAACCGCGAACACCGGAGGCGGCGGCGGAGGCGGCGGCGAAGGACAAACCGGAGGGAACGGCGGCTCAGGAGTCATAATTTTACGATGGACAACTACAGACGCGACGGCGACAGTCGGAGCCGGATTAACTTCTTCCTCTACGACTAGCGGATCTTATACAGTTTTAACTATTACGGCAGGATCCGGAAACGTGAGTTTCGCATAATGGCACACTACGCAACAATTAACGAACAAAATCAAGTCATCGCCGTTAATACCGGCGTCGATGAAGACGTTACACAATTAGACGAAAACGATAACGAAGTCGGCGGATCTAGCGAAGCTTGGGAAAATTTTTACACCGAACAACTCGCTAACCCGAATCTAAAAGTTAAAAGATGCTCATATAACGGAAACATACGATCGAAATATCCCGCAATAGGCGACTTATATAACGAAGAACTCGACATATTCGAATCCGTAGAAATTAAAAATGAATCCTAAATCTAAAGCGATGCTCGCTTCTTATCTCCGCTCGATGCTTGCGGCCGTTCTTGCCATAGTCGCGACCGGTAACTATCAACCAAACGACTTACTTAAAGCGGCGCTCGCCGCAATTCTTCCTCCGCTTATGCGATGGGCTAACTCTAAAGATCCGGCTTTCGGACGGGACTCAACAAGCTAAAACTATGCCGGCAAAATATACGGGATTCGACGGCAACGTAAAAGCGCCTCGTCCGACGATGGACATCTGGATTAGAAACGCCGTCGAAGTCTCCGGACTAAAAAACTTGGGATCTTGGGTAGTGCGCGACGTTCGCGGCAAAACGACGCCATCCGTTCACGGGACCGGCCGAGCCGTAGATCTTGGCTATAGCGGCATTAAAGAAGGCCGTAAAAAATGTCTAGCGCTCATAGATCTTCTAATCGTGAACGCCGACGTCTTAGGCGTCGAGCTCATTCTCGACTATCTGCCGAAGCCTCACGGCAGAGGATGGAAAGCCGAGCGCGGTTCTTGGCAAGATTACGAAAAGCCCACGATCTCAGGCGCTCCCGGCGGAAAATGGATTCACGTCGAAATCTCACCTACCCTATTAGGCAATATGAGAGCCGTAAATCAAGGATGGAACGATCTTCGAGGGATCGTCCCGGCGACCGTATGAACGACGTCGTCCTAGTGGCTCTAATAGGTGCTTTCGGCACTATCGCGGCCGGACTTCCGGCCGTCCTAATAGAACGAGCGAGACGCGAGAATAACGGCGATCACGCGATCGTCCGGCGAAAACTACGCGAACTCGGCCTCCAGATCGAGAAGGTATCTACCAAAATCGGCTCCGTAGATGGCAAACTAGAGGAACACTTAAACAGCCACAAAGACGGGGATTCGAATAGTGAACTTAATCGACGAGTTAAGAGCGGAAAGTAAATCGCAAGGCACAAACAAAAAATCGAAGATCGAAGTCTATTTAGAATCTCTCGATGCGAAAACTCGTAAAGAATGGGTCTCGATTCTTGTCTCTTACGATCATTCGAATAGAGCTATAACGAAAGTTCTAGGCAAGCGCGGCGTTAAAGCTTCGAATAGCTCCGTTCAAAACTTTAGAGCGAGACTTCGAGAGGCCGCGAGTGTCGCTAAAAAATGAACTAAACGACGCTACAGAAAACGAGCAACTACGCGAAGCTCTTCGTCGCGCTTTACAAAACGAAGCAAAACTCAAACGCCGAACCGATGATCTCGTCGAAGCTATCTATCGCGGAGCCAGAGACGCCGCTCTCGCATCTGGACGACCTAAGCCTCTGCCGAAAGTTAAACGGGATCGCCGATCAAGCCGAGGCGAGATCGCTCTCATTCACACTACGGACTATCAAGCCGGCAAGAAGACGACGACTTTCGATCTAGGAGTTCTTCGAAGCCGAATAGATCTCTTCACCGAAAAAGTTATCCATCTAACCGACATCCAGAGAGCACACCATCCCGTGAGAGAGGCCGTTCTTATGATCGGCGGAGATATGGTCGAAGGCTTAACCGTTTTCCCCGGTCAAAGCTACGAAGTCGAAGCTCACCTCTTCGAGCAACTTTTCGAAGTTACGACAATTCTCGAAGCGATGATCCGCAAGCTCGCCGCAAATTTTGAGACGTTTCGCGTAGTGTGCGAATTCGGTAATCACGGCAGAATCGGAAGAAAAGGCGATCTCCCATCCGCCGACAATATCGACCGAATGGCCTATCGGATCGTCGAAGACAAAGTCAAAGATCTAAATATCGGATGGCAAGCCTCCGAAAACTTCTATCAACTCGTCAAAGTCGGAGACGCCTATCGCGCTTTATTGTTTCACGGCGACGAAGTGAACTCTTACGGCGGCGCAATTCCGGCTTACGGAATCATTAAAAAAGTTAGCGCTTGGGCTTCCGGCGTTCTAGGCGAAAGCTTTACCGATGCCTATTGCGGACACTTTCATAGCGTTATGACTCTCCCGCTTCCGAACGGCGGCCGAGTCTTCGTAACGGGCTCTCCAGAGTCGGACAACACCTACGCGAAAGCTTTTGTCGCGGCAACTTCCCGACCATCTCAAAGACTTCACTTTATAGATTCCGAAAAGCCGAGAGTAACGGCCGAATATGTCGTCTGGCTCGACTAACCGTAATCTCGATCAACTCGTCGCGGTAACTTGGGCCGACGCGCATTCGTTAGAGACTTTCGACTGGAAATCTTTAGATTCGCTCGATCTTAACGACGGCGACTATCTGATCGTTTCGGTCGGATGGATGCTTCCCGATGAAGTTTCTAAAAAGAATCACGTCGTTCTATATCAGTCGCGAACCCCGGACGGCGACCTCGATCATATTCTTGTAATTCCTCAAGCTATGGTGCGAATCATTGAGAAACTGAGTTCTTATTGCGGCTCTCGCGACGCTTCGACCTAAAAAGAAAAAAAAGAAAAAAGCCCCCGTCCGGATGCCTCACTCGGACTACCTCTTTCTTTATTCTCACAACGCCTCGACGCTAAACGCGCCGATCTACCCGCGTTCCCGCGTATTGACGCCCCGACCTATGCGACTAGATAACGGCCTATTGTGCTTCCGTGAAAGATAGTAGCAGGGTATCCCACACTCTGCAAGAACTCTCGGCTATAGTGAACAATGTCGAAAGAGAGGAATAACAAAATGTCCACCAAACTAGCTAGTCATTGGGTAATTGCAAATCGTAGTCTCATCTGGAAGAAAGACGATCTCGTCTATTCTCGTCGGGAATATCTAAATCGAGTTCACTTGCGAACGATCGCAAAATCTCGAAACATTGTAGACGCGAGAGCTTTCAAAACAGAAGAAGAAGCTCGAAAAGTTTTAGATCAACTCGCGCCTTATTACGGCGGAAAATGGTCGCTACAAGAAGTAACGAGAGATCTCGACGTCCTTAACGAAAACGGCTTACCGTATCTCCGCCGCTTCAAAGTGTTGAAAGAGGTCGAGTAATGGCCTTACAAAATTACGAAACAGTCGCTCAAAGACTCGAACGCTTCTGGACGAATCACCCATCCGGAAGAGTTTCAACCGAACTAATCGAAGGCGGCTCCGGATATTGGGTCTTTAAGGCCCGAATCTATGCGAAAGCCGACGATGCGAATCCGATCTCAACCGGACACGCTCACGAAGTAATCGGAGCGTCGCAAATAAACAAAACGTCCGCGCTCGAAGTGTGCGAAACGTCGGCCGTAGGACGAGCTCTCGCTCTTGCCGGCTATCACGGCTCACAAATCGCAAGCCTCGACGAAGTAACTAGAGCAAAAGCCAGAGCGCAAGAATCGACACCGATCGCACCGGCCGCACCCGCTCCGAAGCCTCAACCGATAAAGCCTCCGGTAGTCGGACCATACACCGAAGAGGCAACCGTTACGAACATAAGCGTTAAACAACTAATGAAAGATATCGCGGACGCTAAAACAATGCCGGAGTTAATGAAGATCGGCGAAACGATAGCGAACGACAAACAGCTAAAAGACTTTCAAAAGGATCTACTTCGCGGAAATTGGCAGAATCGACGAACACAAATTTTAGAGAGCTTGCAAGTATGAGAGACTCGCTTAACTTTCGAATCTGGCTCGTAAGCATTCTTACGCTTATTCTCTTCGTAATAATTAAGAAAGTGTCGCCGAAATGAACGACCGTCCAGACTTCGACCCGGAAAAAGCTTTCGAAACGATTCGCGCTCAATGGACGAAAGATTCTTATCTATCGCTTCCATCGAAACTAGAGGCGCGTCTTACACTTATTGAAGAGCAACTCTCGACACTCTTTCAATTAGTAGAGAAGCTTCTTCACGAAGCTATGGATCAGACGATCGACTCCGACGTAAATGAAACTAAGTTCGCACAAATAAAAAAAGAACTCGAACATCTTGACGATCGCATCGCTTTAAATACTCATAATTTAGATAATCGTCTTAAAGACGTAGAAGCTTGGATCGGAGAAAATACGTGATCCCTCGCGAGTTCTTCGAGTGCGACGTATGCGCGACCGTAATCGGATGGGTCGTCCAAAAGTTAAGGCCGCGTCCGATGATGCCCTGTCCCTATTGCGACAATGTCGCGTGGCTCCATCTTCCAGAGCGCTATCTGGAACGCAAATCTACAAACATAAAGACGGTCGATCTTGTCTACTGAGAACCTAGCGCTCATCTTCGAGGCGAGTAGACTAGCTAGAAGCACCGATCCGGAAACGTCTCACCTCGCCGCACAGACGGCAAGCGTTCGAGGCCCTAACCAAAGGACCCAAATTTGGCGAGCCATAAAAGAACTCGGAGAAGCCACAGATTACGAACTAGCGACTCACGTCGGAGTTCTTCGATCGAGCGCCGGGAAACGTCGGCAAGAACTAACCGAACTCGGCCTAGTCGAGGACTCTGGGAAGCGCCGTCTAACCGATACGGGAAGCTCGGCTATCGTATGGCGTCCGTCGTCGCCGTCATCTTCGGAATGTCCGTTCTAGTGGATATGGCTATCGCAAGCGCTCCGGCCGTATTACCATTAGAAGCGGACGGAGCCGCGACTCATCTCCCTAACGTGCTTCCCCCTCGCGTAGTAGAACGCGACTCCGTCCAACTAAAACGCTCCCGGCTCAAGTGTCCCCAATACGAGACGACGATCTTAAGCGTCGGCTTTACACGCACCGAGCTACCCGTAATGGACGCGATCATCTACAGAGAATCCCGATGCCTAAGTTATGTCGTTAATCGCACACTAAACAAAGACAAATCTCACGACTACGGACTAACACAGATAAACGGCCGCTCTTGGTGCGAACCTACTCGCTATTATCCGAACGGATACCTACAGACGCTCGGCATCCTAAACGAATGCGATGATCTTCTAAATCCCGTTACTAACCTCGAAGCCGCGTTCGCTCTCTTCACCTACTCGAAAGGCTTCGGCCCGTGGACCTAATGCTAAGAATCTTCGGCGTCTTCTGGCTTATCTGGAGCGTCCTAATCTTCGCGATGATAATCTTCGCCGTGATCGAACTACTCGACGACGATCTCAAGGACAAGGATCGAAGACGTGAAAGAAAGAACTAAGTATCGCTATAACGATTCGCTCTGGAAACGAACACGCCTACAGATACTCCAGAGGGACGGCTACCGATGCACGATCGGACTCCCAAAGTGTAGAGGCGTCGCGAGTCAAGTCGATCACATAGTCCCGCTCGCCTACGGCGGCTCCAAATACGAGCCGACTAATCTCCGGGCCTCTTGCGCGACGTGCAATAGCACAAGATCGAATCAACTTCGCCGCAAGCCGTCGCGAGTATGGTAAATTCGAAGCGTTCGCAAAATAAAAAGTCGGGTCTTTTTTTTATGAGAGTCAGAATCTGCCCCGACGTAGTCCTTAGCAGTTCTCTCTCTAGTCGCATAATTTGGGGTTTTTATGGCCGTCAAGAATTCGGGCAAATCTGGAAAAATTCGGAAGAATCCCGTCAAAAAAAAGAAAACTACGGATATTCCGAAGAAATCCGGGACTATCTCTTATGGCTCGAATGTTGCCGCAATCGAAGTTTTAATCGAGGCGCTCTTCGCTCTTGGCCGTTTAGAGAAAGTCGATTCGGCTCGCGTCGAAATATGTCGGCTTTTGGCTCGCGCCGTAGACGAGCATCCAGAGAACGCGAATCTCTGGAGACAATATCGAGAGGCCGAGGATATTCTTCGGCAGGTAGGCGCTAATGACGTCGAAGACTTTAACGAAGTCATCGCTTCAATTTGGCGCGATGCCGCGTTACGCGACGGCAAGGAATCCGAGTCGTAAAACTCGCGGACCCGAACTAGCGGCGATCGCCGCACGTTTAGGGACTCCGCTTATGGAATGGCAGAGGCTAGTCGCCGACGTCGGCCTCGAAGTCTTAGATGACGGAATAACGCCGGCATATCGTGAGATCGTAGTAACGGTCCCTCGTCAGTCCGGCAAAACGGCACTAGTTCTCGCTTGGGAATTGCACCGCGCTCTAGCTTGGGGATCCCCGCAAGCGATCGCCTACACGGCACAAACGGGATTCGATGCTCGCCGTAAGTTAATGGACGATCAAGTCCCCGCTTTACAGAATTCGACGCTCGCGCCATCCATTAAACGGATCTATACCGCTAACGGGAACGAATCTATTATCTTTCGGAACGGCTCAAGGATTCAAGTTTTACCGTCTACACCTACAGCCGGACACGGTAAAACGCTTTCGCTTGCCGTAATAGACGAAGCGTTCGCCGATTATGAAGGCATCCGGGAAGCGGCGCTCTTGCCGGCGATGGCAACTAAAAAAGACGGTCAGATCCTTATCGTTTCAACGGCGGGAACTTCGGAGTCTATGTTTCTTCGCCGCAAGGTAGACGCCGGACGGCAAGCAATAAAAGACGGCCTAATAAACGGCGTCGCCTACTTCGAATGGTCCGCCGATCCGGACGATGATCCGTTCGATCCTACGACTTGGGCTAAGTGTATGCCCGCACTAAATCAGACGATAGACGCCTCGACGATAGATCACGCGCTCGCGACGATGACTTTAACCGACTTCCGGCGAAGCTATCTAAACACTTGGACGAATCAAGACGATCGGCTTATTCCCGAAAAAGTCTGGTATTCGTGCAACTCGGCAAAAGTAGCTCCCGCCGGACGACTCTCTTTCGGGCTCGACGTTTCTTTAGATCGTTCTTGCGCTTCTATTGTCGTCGCCGACGAGCAAGGCCGAATCGAAGTAATCGACTCGCGTCCCGGCGTCGCTTGGATCTCTCAACGATGCCTAGAACTTTCGCGACGATGGAAAGCGCCGATCATCGTAGACGGCTATTCACCGGCCGGAGCTCTCGTAGAACCTCTTCAAAACTTGCAAGTGAACGTCGTCAAATACCGAACGCAAGACGTCGTCTCGGCCTGTAATTTATTTTATGACGCGATCCTCGACCGAAGCGTCAAAGTCAAAACTTCGAGCGTTCTAGACGACGCCATTCTTAACGCTAAGAAGCGTCCGCTAGGTCAGTCTTGGCTCTGGGCCAGAATGAACACCGACTCCGACCTAACTCCGCTCTACGCGGCGACTCTTGCTTGGCACCATTCCGTCCATCGTAAAATCGAAACGAAGCCGCGATCTCTAATCTTCTAATCCCGTTACGCCTACCGTCTAAGATATAGTCTTTAGTGCGATGGCTATCTTCGACCGACTCCGTCTAAAAAAGCGTCAAGGGATTCTCCCTATGCCTCAACCGAACGCCTATGTCGATTCGCTCGGCCGCGTATCGCGTTACTACGACACCGTTTACGCCGGAACTTTCGTAGACGAAGGAACGACGCTCTCGATCCCGGGCTTATGGCGCGGGATTACTTTAATCTCCGAAACGATCGGCGCTTTACCGATTCACGCCTATAGAGGCGACGTAAGAATCGAACCGATTCCGCCGTTACTAGAGCGACCTTACCCGAACGAGACAAGAATCGAAACGATCTCCGCTATGGCGGCGTCTCTTGTTATTCACGGAAACTACATCGCCATTCTCGGCGATATCGGCGCGAACGGTTATCCCGAATCTATCTACCCTGTATCGCCGACAAGAGTTCACGTCGAGCGAAACGCCGGACGTTTAACTTACAAAATTAACGATGAGATCTTCGAAGCCGATCGCATAATGCACATTAAAAACTTCACGCTTCCCGGCCAGATCGTCGGCTTAGGAGTCGTCGCCGCTCAACGTCAAGGAATCGGATCCGCTTTAGCGATGCAAGCTTACGCCGCTAAATACTTCGACGGCGGAGCTCAACCGACCGGGATTCTCTACTCAGATAACGCGGACCTAACTCAAGACGAGGCCGATATGTTAAAAGCCGTCTGGATGAGACATTACGGCGGAACTTCACGCGAGCCGGCCGTTCTAAACTCGACGACTAAGTTTCAACAATTAAGCGACAACGCTAAAGACTCTCAGCTAGTCGAATCACGCGAGTTTAGTCTCACCGAAATAGCAAATATGCTCGGCTTACCCGGTTACTATCTGGGAGCTCCTAACTCTTCTCGAACCTATTCGAACGTCGAGCAAGAGCAACTCCAATTCCTAAGAGGGATTACGCCGCTTCTAACGAGAATCGAGTCGGCGTTTACGGATCTATTACCTCGCGGACAGTATGCGAAATTTAACACCGACGCGCTACTTCGATCCGACACTCTTACCCGCTATCAGGCTCATAAGATCGCGCTTGAATCCGGCTTCTTAACTGTGGACGAAGTAAGAGCCGACTTCGAGAATCGTCCGCCGATCGGAGAGCCAGAGACGACTACGGAAGAAGCCGAAGAAGTCGATATCGAATTACCTCAAGAAGAACCGCTAGATGAATAGGATAAAGATATGTCTTTAGAAACTAGAAGATATGAAAGCGATCTAGAGGTCCGCGCCGAAGGCGACGGTCGGACTATTTGCGGAATCTGTGTCCCCTACGACACCGAAGCAAGAATCCATCCCGGTCTAGTCGAAGTCTTCCGTATGGGAGCATTCGAAGCCGTAACTCGCGCCGCTCATCGCGTAAAACTATTACAAGGCCACGATCAACAAGTTCTCCCGCTAGGCAAGGCGACAACTCTCCGCGAAGATAAAAAAGGACTATACGGCGAATTCCGTATCTCTAAAACGGACGTCGGCGATCAAGCTCTCGAACTTGTCCGGGACGGCGTTTTAACTAATCTCTCGATCGGCTTTCAACCATTGAAAGATCGTAAAGCGTCAAACGGAGTAATCGAAAGACTTAAAGCTCATCTCGCCGAAGTTTCGCTAGTTACTTTCGGCGCTTACGGCGAAGCGGCATCCGTTCAAGCTGTCCGCGAAATCATCGAGAAACCTAACCTCGCACAATTAGAGAACGTCTTAGCAAAGATTAGAAAATGAAATCGGCCGCCGTTACGGTAACGACGTCGCCGACTCTGCTAATCGACAAAGACGACAAGAATCGCTACGTCTATCTTCACGTCGTCGGGAATACGACCGTCTATCTCGGAGCGTCCAACGTAACGACCTCGACCGGGCTCAACACCGAAAAGCACACTACGCCGCTCGAATTGTTTCTACCGATAAACGAGCGTCTCTATGGAATCGTCGTTACCGGAACGGAAGGCGTTCGAGTTTTAACACCCGATCTAGATTAAAACTATGCCATATCGCATAGAGACAAATAATCCGGAATGCGCGTCCGGATATGCCGTCGTCAAAGAATCAGACGGAAGCCTCGTCTTCTGCCACAAAAGCCGACGCGAAGCAAAAGCACAAATCGCCGCAATAGAAGCGAGCGAAAACTATCGAGCGCTCCCGAATAATTATCGGCCGTCTTCATCTGACGACGTGCCAGAAGGTAGAGCTTGCCGAAATTGTGTCTACTATGCCGGCGGCTATTGCAGTAAATGGGACGCTCAAGTTTTAGCGTCTTACTATTGCAACGCTTGGGACGGAGCTCCGGAAATTGAACGCGCCGAATCCTATAAACCGACTCAAGAAATGAAAGCCGAAGCTCGGCGCGGCCTCGAATGGCGTCGCCTCTATGGTCGCGGCGGAACTGAGATCGGCGTCGCTCGCGCTCGCGACATAATAAACGGCGCTCTCTCATACGACACCGTTCTAAGGATGAGATCGTTCTTCGCTCGACACGAAGTAGACAAACAAGGCGAAGGATTCTCACCGAATGAAAACGGTTATCCGTCGGCGGGCCGTATCGCTTGGGCTCTCTGGGGAGGCGATCCCGGTAAAGTCTGGGCTAATAAGATCATCTCTCAAGAGACGGATCGGATGCTTGCAAATTCGAACACCGTCGGACTACACTCGTAGAGACGACACCTCTAAAGAATTATCGCCGCACCTCGACAAGATCGACACCCGGCCAGATCTTTAAGACACCTCGATAACCAAAAATCGACAAATCTAAAGGACTAAAACCGTGAACTTTCTTACACAATTACAAGAGAAGCGAAATTCAAAGAATGAACTTATCGACGCTACATTGAACCGCGCCGCCGAAGAAGATCGCGATCTAAACGAGATCGAAGTCGCTAACGTCTCCGCTCTGGCTCTCGAAATCGAGAAGCTCGACGCACGAATTCAACAAGTCTCAGAGATCGAAACGCGCAAACTTGCCGCTATTGAACTCGCTAAAAAAGTAGAAGTCTCAACTCCGGAAACTCGTCAAGTCGGCGGATGGAAAGTAACTTCCGAAGAGCCGACCTATCACGCTCGCGGATCGTTCTCGTTCTTGGCCGACGCGATCTCGTCGGAGTTCTCACGCGATGCAGACGCGACCGATCGAATCGCTCGCTATAACCGTGAAGTAAGACTCGAAAAGCGCGACGTCGGAACGGCTAACTTCGCCGGTCTCGTAGTCCCGCAATACTTGATCGACCTCTACGCTCCGCTCGCTCGCGCCGGTCGTCCGGTCGCGGACATTGCTCGAAAGCACACTCTTCCGGCTCAAGGTATGACGGTAAACATCTCTCGAGTAACAACAGGAACCGCCGTCGGCTATCAGGCTTCGGAGAACGACACAGCTACAGAGACAAACATCGACGACACTCTCTTAACCGTGAACGTGAACACCATCGCCGGTATGCAAGACGTCTCGAAGCAAGCAATTCTCCGAGGCGCAAACATCGAAGAAGTAGTCCTCGCGGACCTCATCTCGGCCTACAACACAAAACTGGACGACGGCATCCTCAACGGATCCGGCTCAAGTGGCCAACCGGTAGGACTTACAACGGCGCTAACTCAAGTAGTTACTTTCACCGATGCATCTCCGACAGTCGGCGAGCTTTATCCAAAGATCGTAGACGCGATTCAAAGAGTTCAGTCGAACGTCTTTAGCGGCCCGAACTATATCATTATGCACCCGCGCCGCTTGGGCTTCCTCTTGGCGGCCGTAGACAGCCAGAACCGACCTCTAGTAGTCCCGAACGCGAACGGTCCAATGAACGCGATCGGCACGTTTAGCGGCCTCGGCTACGGTATGTCGGGTCAATACTCAATGCTCGGCTTACCGATTATCACGGATGCGAACGTAACAACTACAAACGGCGCCGGCGCTAACGAAGACTTGATCTACGTCGTCTCGTCCGATGAGATGCACCTCTGGGAAGCTCCACAGATGCCGACATACGTTCGATTCGAACAGCCAGACGGAAAAGTCGCTATCCGAATCGTTCTCTTCGGCTTCTCGGCTTTCACCGCTCAAAGGCGACCGCTTGCCGGCGCTATTATCGGCGGAACGGGACTCGTCGCTCCGACATTCTGATTCTCTTCTTCCGGCGACTAGCGAACTCCTTGTCTAGTCGCCGGAAGAACCTCAGATCTCTACTATGGGCTTTAACCTCGACAATTATCGCGAATCGTTAATCGCCGAACGCGCCGCATATCTCGCAAAAGGTAAGCCGGACAAAGCCGCGAACGTAGATAAAGAGCTCGCTCGGCTCGACGGACTCCTTTCGACGGGACATAAAACACCGCGAGCCGAGCAAGCACCCATCGAGACAAAAGAAGCCGAACTAGAATCTAAAACAAAGAAGAAAGTCGCTAAAAAAAAGAAAGAGGTCTAGACGATGGCTATAACTAATGGCTATACAACCGTCGCGACCTTTCAGTCATATACGGGAATGTCTACGATCACGGCCGACGAAACCGTCAATATAGAAAAGGCGATCGAATCCGCTTCAAGATCTATCGACCGAATGACTAATCGCCGCTTCTGGGCAGACGCGAACGCGACCGCAAGACAATATCGAGCGACCGACTTCTATCGTCTCTTCGTGGACGACATATCTTCGACTTCTGGACTTATCGTAAAAACCGACACCGGCGGAGACGGCACATTCGAAACGACTCTCACGTTTAACACCGATTACATTCTCGACCCGGTAAACGCTTTACAATTAGAACGACCGTTTACAGTAATAACGATGGTCGGAACGACGCTCTTCCCGTCTCCGGTTAATCTTCGTCCCGGCGTTCAAGTAACCGCTAAATTCGGATGGTATAACGGCACCCCTCCAGACGACATCGAGGAAGCTTGCCTCATTCTTTCGACTGATCTCGTGAAACGTGCGTCAAGTGTCGGAGGCGTCCTCGGCCTCTCAGAACTTGGGGCTATCAGAATGTCGCCGCTAGGTCGCGACGTGCAAGCGATGGTCCGACCATATAGACGCGAAGTTCTCGCGTAACGATGGTCCCGTCAGACGTTCGAGACGGCGTAAAAACGGCCGTCAATATCACCGGATTAAGAGTTTACGACACGATCCCGGACGGCCTAGTCCCTCCGGCGCTCGTAATCGGGCAGATCGCTATAACTTGGGAATACACGCTCGCAAATAGCCTAGATCGAGGCTCAATCGACCTAATTCTTATCACCGGCAGAATGTCGGAACGATCCGCGCAAGACTACCTAGATAGCTTTTTGGCGGCGACCGGCTCGACCTCGATCAAAGCAAAACTAGACGCCGCGCCGACCCTACCTAAAAGCGGCGTCGCGACCGTCTCTAATTCGAGAGTCGTTACAGCGACTCCGATCTCCGTTAGTGTTAGCGGCGTGGAAATGCTCGCATACCGTTACACGATGGAGCTCTGGGGCTAATGGCTAACTACGTCGTCGTTTCATCGCGTCTAAAAGCGTTTAATCCCGGCCAGATCGTAACCGACGAAGATCTAGTCGCCGTCGGAGTCGAACCTCTTAAAAGCTTGGCGATCGGCGCGATAACTCAAGAACCTAAAAACACTAAAGCATCTAAGAAGTATGCTAAAACTATTACAGAAGAAACGGAGTAAGATAGAACTATGGCAACAGTAACCCAACTCGGAAAAGCGACCGTCTTCACGGTAGGCGGAACCGACTTCAACGATCAACTTCGCTCTATCACAATGACGAAGACTCTTCCGGCTCTGGACGCTACGACTCTCGCCTCGACTTATGTCGAGAACGTAGCGGGCTTGGAGAACTCCGAAACTACTTTCACTCTCTTAGGAAGCTTCGCTACGGCCGAAGCTATTCAATTCGCTTTCGGCGACGTCGGAACTACTTCCGTTATCGTTTACGAGCCACTCGCGGCCGCTCCCGGAGCGAGCTCGCCGAGGTATACCCACACCGGCGGATATCTGGCTCAAGCTCCGATCGTAATAAACGTCGGAGAGCTCGTTGAGATTACGTGCACCTACTCCGGCGGCGCAATAGTGCAGGCCGTAGCGTAATCTAAAACGTGCTAAAGATACGCCTCACCGTCGAGCGGCGCGATGGAAACACAGTAGAACTGCCCGTCTACCCGCCGGCAATAATCGCATTCGAACGATGGGCTAAGTGTGGCATCTCTGCCGCGTTTAGCGGATCAGATACTCGAATGGAACATCTCTACTATCTCGCTTGGCTCGCCGACAAAGATAACGGAAACGTAGTCAAGCCGTTCGAAGAATGGTCGAAAAACGTCGCGGACGTAGAAATAGGCAACGACCCAAAAGTCTAACGCGAGGCTCGTTTAGTGAATACATTGCCGAGCTCGCCATCGAAACCGGGATCGCGCCTAACGAACTAATCGAAACCTCGCCAGAGGTCCTAGATCTCATCTACGATGGGCTATTAAGAAGAAAGAAACAAGCAGACGCGCAAGCAAGAACGAGAGCGAGATAAATCTATGGCTTCGGGAACTTTTGGCTTTCGTGCGAATCCGTCGGATGCCGTCAAAATTGAAGGACTTTCAAAAGTGCAACGCGACCTCCGCAAGCTCTCAACCGATGCGCTCGATCTCAATAAAGAAGAATTCTTAGAAACAAATAAAAGAGTCGCCGAGATCATTATCGGCGAATCTAAAAAATATGTCCCCGTTCTAACTGGAGCTCTCGCCGCAAATATCCGAAACGTCTCGACTAAAAAAGCGGCGAAAGTCAGAGCCGGAAGCGTCGGCGTCCCGTATGCCGGCCCGATCCATTTTGGATGGCCATCGCGAGCGATAAAACCTAATCCGTTCTTCTATGACGCGATCGACTCACGTCGAAGCGAAGTCGCTCAACGCTACGCCTCGCTCGTGGACTCCCTAATCACAAAATACGATCTAGGATAGTTCTATGGCTAAACCGATTACAGTCTCCATCGTCGGCAACGCCGGACCATTAAAGAAAGCCGTAGGCGAAGCCGAAGGATCACTCGAACGCCTCGGAGGATCGTTTAAGAAGATCGCGGCAGTAACGGCCGTCGGCGTCGGCGCTATCGCTACCGGAATCGGCTTAGCAGTAAAAGCGGCGGCAGAAGATCAAAAGAGCTTCGAATTATTAAATCAGGCTCTTAAGGCGAACACTTCGGCGACGAACGATCAGATCAAAGCGATCGACGATCAGATCGGGAAAATGTCGATCCAAATCGGAGTCGCGGACGACCAACTTAGGCCGGCTTTCGCGAATCTAGCGCGAGCGACCGGAGACGTTACACGCTCTCAAGAACTACTCACACTCGCGACCGACATTAGCGCGGCGACCGGCAAGGACTTGGAAAGCGTCTCTATCGCATTATCGAAGGCATACGGCGGAAACGTCGCCGGCTTACAAAAGCTCGGAATTCCTCTCGATGAGAACCTAGTAAAAACTAAAGACTTCGACGGGGCCGTTCAAGCTCTCTCGGCGACTTTCGGCGGAGCGGCGGCAGTAGCGGCCGACACATTCGAGGGGAAGATGAGTCGTCTAAAAATTGTCGGCGGCGAACTTGTCGAGCAAGTCGGATCTTATTTACTTCCGATCTTCTCAAATCTGGGAGACTTCTTTTTAACGAAACTCGTCCCAATAATTACAGATCTCGCCGACAAAATCGGCCCGTTCTTAGCGGACGCAATCTCGCACGTAACGCGCTTTATTAACGATCAACTCGTGCCGGCTTTCGATAGATATCTGATCCCGGTCGTGAAGACTTTAACGAAATTCTTTAACGATAATCTCGTCCCCGCGTTTAGATTCTTCGCCGACCTAATTGTTAATTATCTCGTCCCTATTGTTATGACGATAGCGATCCCGATCTTCGAAGGCTTACAAAAAATCTTCGATATTATCGTCGAGAAAATTAACGAGAATCGAGATTCATTCCGTAAATACGGGGAGCTCTTGTTACAGTTCTACGGCTTCATCCGGGACCGTATCGCTCCGATCCTC